CTGCCAGCACCAGGGCGGTTTTTATATCATGAAATTACTGTTCAGACTGGTCGGCTTTTGCCTCCGGCTTTTTGGCCTTCACGGCAGCGACAATATAGAGGATGGCGAAGATGACGCACACAGCGGCCCAGATGTTCAGGTCAGAATAGGAGCCTGCGTTGGCAAAGCCCAGGAGCGCACCGATGATGTAAAACACGGCGGTGGTGATGGAAGCACCCTTGCCTTCGGAATTCCTGGTGGCCAGGCCGACGATGCCAGCAACGATCAAGCAGATTGCCACGAACAGACCAGCGGAACCGCTCACTTCCCCGTTTTCCGCCATTGCGTTGCCAACGCCAGCGGCACAGGACTGGAACAGGACTAAGGGACACAACACGATGGAGATGATCCCCGATACCAATTTTGCTACTTTCATTTAAACTCTCCTACTTTCATGGGGTTTTTCTTCCGCAATCATGCTGATACGGAAGATACTCCCATGTTACATGATATTCGTAGAAATGACAAATTACGATTGTATGCGTTTTTGTAATTTTTGAGTAAAAGAGTGTATCAATCCTTTAGGTGCAGCGTGAGCATAATGGAAAAGAATCTTTCACCTCAAACAAGAATTTGCGGTTATATTTTGAAATTGCGTTTTGGAATGCCCTGGTGTTGGCAGCACCAGGGCGGGTTTTATATGGTTTTTATACGTTTCGGTTTTCTCCGTAGAAAATGCGTCCTGCATGCAGATTCTGTCTATAAGTACACTGAGACGCCATCATAATATCCGGATGGATACACTTCTTCGCATTGCTACAGGCTAGGTAGCGAGAACAGCAGTCGAAGGAATTGCCTTGGATTGCTTCCTCAAAGATTTGCTGGACAACTGATTCATGTGCGTCAAAGGAAGGGAAGTCTGTAAACAGGATGCGCCCCCATGGAGTTTTATCCGGTCGTTCGTAGGAAATTCCTTCCGCAGCAAAGATAGTACAGATGAAGTTCGGGAACCAGACCCAAATCTTGCGTTTCCCGGTGAACCGAAAAAGGGTCAGCTCTTTGGGTCTCCTCAGATCGTTCCCTTCCAATACTACCCGCAGACGGTCGTATTCTCCGGACTTCGGCGTGATGACGTGTTCAGCTCTTATGGTAGTGGTGTCATAGTTCAGGTCAAAGCTGCTGAGGGCGTGGATAAAATCGGACTCCAATGTGCGCATCTGCGTGGAAATGGCATCGGTAACTTCCTCGGTTTCCGCTTCTTCCACTTTCGCTTGCGGTTCCACTTGCTTGGGCACAGGGGTGCGGTCTAACGCGGCGAAGAAGTCAGCTTCTCGGATGATCTGCATGCCTGCGCCAGCAGCTTGCAGCTCCAGCGCCTTCTTGACCTTGGTGCCATAGTTCCCAGCTACCCAAGAGTCGCTGCCCTGACCTCCGACGATGAGGTAATCTAGCTTTTTTACAACGCTTTTCCTCATCTCTGCGCCCAGATTGGTCAGCTCATTTTCTACATCCTTGCGAGCGGCATGGTCAAAATCACCGGTCAAGCAGACCTGCTTCCCAGCAACAGAAATACATTCTTTATCATCACAGGTGCAGGCCAGCGGATTTGCTAAGGTTTCAAAGAGGTTCAGCAGCTCTTTCAACTCATGGGGTTCCAGAACATTGTCCGCCAACGCTTCTTGGAGCGCAGTAAAGGCACGGTCGAAGGGGTAGTTCCCGGCCAGCTCCTGATGGTCTTGCAGCCAGCGGTTTACCACCAGCGCTTCCATTTCGGTCAGCACGCCATCTGCGGCAACTGCCCGGAGCAGGGATAACAGTTCATTCAGTGCTGCACTTTCGGCGCTGCATTTGGGCTGATAGGGAGAAGCTGCCCGTTGCTGTGGATGAGGGTCAAAACGATAAGGCTTTGCGTAGATAGAGAGATCTCCCTGTGTGTCCATAAGATACAGCAGAATCTTGGCACACCCCAGGGCATCGCTGCCAGCCTGGTGATGGTTCAGCGCAATCCCATAATAGTCGCAAAGGTTGTTCAATTTATAGTGGGAAAGAAAAGGAAGATAGTCTCTTGCAAGCTCCATGGTGCAAAGGTAGGATACAGCGGGAAGCGCCAAATCATAGGCCGCGGCGGTCTTTTCCAGCACGCCCAAGTCGAACCGTGCGTTATGGGCGACCAGGATACTGCCATCCACCAGTGGGGTCAGCTTTGTCCATACTTCTGGGAAAAGAGGAGCGTCTTTTACGGCGTTTGGTGTGATCCCGGTCAACTCGATATTCTTGTCATGAAAACGCGCTTCCGGATTCACAAGATACTCGCCAGTCTTCGTGATCTGGTCGTCTTCGATCAGGACAAAGCCGATGGAGCTGATACGGTCATTGCTCCAGTTTGGGGTTTCTACGTCAAACACAAAGTAACGCTTGACGGATTTAGATGGGTTCATCATGTTCTATATCCTCTTTTTTTCTACGTCAATTTGTACCGTATTGCGGTATACATTTCCATGATACTTTATAATGGGAGAAATAGCAAGGTGGGAGGAAGTAGGCGATCAAATATACCACTCTGTAGCAAGGTTCCCGTGCGTATACCAGCAGATGGCTTTCCGCATAAAATCTTCCGTCACGCCAAAATGCTCAGCCAGTTCCCAAATTTCTGTATAACCGTTTGCTTGGGCGGCATGAAGCTCATCAGCAGAGATACACAGCTCAATCGCTCGTTTGTCTGCGATGTTTTCGTGCTTCTGGCGGATGTCAAACGGAGTCTCGCGATTATAGAATGACCCAGTGTCACAGTGGCCGATCTCGTGCAACCCCTTGCAAAATTCATCCGCACTGGATGAGACCTTGAAAGGATCCATGGCAATGTAGCAGTGCTGGTCACTGTCTTGCACAGAGAGGGAGTCTAGCCCATCGACCGTAAAGTGATAGAAGAACACGTCATATCCCTGCGCAGCTGCGTAATCGTACAGGTCAATCAGATTTGCGATTTTTCGTGTTCTCTCTGGCGAATTTTGCAAAGGCTTTAACTTGGTCGAGGACTTCATCATCAATCTCCTGGGTGCCCCACAGGGCAAATTTAATATCATCATCGCTGATCAGGCGACTTCCATCACTGGAAGGCGCTTTTTCTATTTCTGAGCCGAGCAGATAGCCCACGGGGACACCGAAGAATTCACCGAGCATCAAAAGCGTTTCATTGTCAGGCTGCCGCTTGCCGGTTTCATATTGGGAGACGGTGCTCTCTGCGACCCCCAAGATTTTGCCTAGGTCTTTCAACGTCATATTTTTCGCTTTTCTCAATTCTCGGATTCGGTTCCCCATAATGCGCACTCCTTGTACAATGAACGATATTAGATAAGATGTAAGCAAATTATAAACTTCACGATATGAAAAGTAAATGCAGCTTCACAAAATGAATAGAAATATCTTGACAAATCGTGAAGGTCGGTATAATATAATAGATAACTTCACATTTTGAGAAAGAAAGGAGAGCGCGTATGCGAGAGTGGTTGAAAAAAATGCGTACCGAGAAGGGTCTGACCATGAAAGATATGGGACAGAAACTTTGCATTTCCGAAAGCTATTACTGTGCGATCGAGAAACGGGAACGTCAGAAAAAGATGGACATTGCGCTCGCGTCTGGGATTTCGACAATCTTCGGGATCCCGATTGCGGAAGTTGTCGCATTGGATGAAGTAAGTGACTAATGCCCGCAGCAGGCTGGTGGGGGAGGAGGTGAGAAGCGTGAAAGACTTTGTTGTGTTCTACGTTATGGGTGCCGTGGTTGGCTTGCTTCTGTGGCGGCTGGTGCGTATGATTTTGACAAACTAGGACAACCCAGCACACGCATAGGATAAGGTGAGGTGATTTGTATGGAGAAACTGCCGTGGATTGGAGCGGAAACATTGAGCTGGTTCTATCAGTGGTGTCGGGATCATGGGATCCCCGGCGACAATCACAAGCTGCAAGCCGGCATTATTGCCGGGGTGTTTGCCCCTGCGGCGGTGGCTGTCCCAGACCAGCTGGCGGATGGCAAATATCAATACTTCATCTTTCCCGCGCGATTGCAGCGCTGGGCAGAAGAAAACGCCATCGAATGGCGAGAGGAATAGGGAGGAACTACATCATGAACGAAAAAAGCAAGAAGTTCGCGCTGATCGGCGACATGGCGGGTCTGCTGGGCTTTGTGTCCGGCTGCGCCGGCATCGCCTGCGGTATCTTAGAGCGCTATCAGGCTGCCGTCATCCTGTTGGGGGGCGGAGCGCTGATGCTGGCGGTGGCCATGACCGCCTATCGGGGCATCCGGCGCAAGACGGAGCTGGTCATGTCCAGCCAGTGGAGGGAGGACAACGATGAAATGTCCCTGTATTGACTTCGCTGACCGGCAGGCCATCTGCCACGACACCTGTTCACGCTTCGCCGAGTACCGCAGGCCGCTGGACGCTGCCATTGCCCAGCGGGCGAAGGCAGCACAGGTGAATCGCACGATCCATGATCTGTATCAGCGCACCCACCTGACGGTGGGCCGGATGGCCCGCCGCTGTGCGGCGGCACGGGAGTGACAATGGTCTGTGGGCAAACACCGGCGGACTGCCTGAACTGTGAGCGGGCGGTCTGCGTGTGGGACAAGCCGGAGTCCCCGAAATCCCGCACCTGGTGGACGCCGGAGACATACCGCGCCGTCGGCGACGTGCTGCGGTCGGAGCGGACACGGCTGCAATACAACCAGCGCGAGATGGCACAGCACCTTGGGGTGACCTATACCGCCTATCGCGCCTGGGAGCAAGGGTGCTGCTGTCCGCAACCGTCCAACTGGCGTCGCTTAGTGCGGCACATCCCAGCGCTTGCTATCTTCGCACCGGACAAGCCCCCACAACTGCATACCCAGCCTGATGAGAGCCAGGAGGCGCCTGGCCGAAACGGGTCGTTGGCGTAATTCGACCCGTCGCTGGAAGCCAACTTTACTCATTCAGTTTTACCTCTTTCTTTTCCTCATGTTATAAAAACTCCTATTTTTTTCTTCTTATTTTGCGGCTTCCAGCCCGCCGGTATCCTCTCCGGCGGAACCATGTCGGGGCGCGGGTGCAACTCCCGCCCCCGGCGGAACAACTCCCCAAATACCCGACTTTAGGTCGGGTCATGCCGCCGCAGTCTGGATGGTGAGACGGCCAAATCTGTCACAATATTTTGGGTTCATATCCTTCTCTTTTCTACAGATTTTGTTGTGTTTTCGGCACATCCGTGGCAGGAATGGCAGACATGGGTCCGAGTCCCATCGGCGGCACCATCAACTTTTTTGAAAGGGAGGGTGAATCAAAATGGCAATGACACCAGAAAAACGGAGCACGTCCATTTTGCGCTCCACGCTGCTCATATCCGAACGGCTGCTGGCGTCTGCCCAGGCGGTGGACGAGTCCAGCGCGCAACTGCGGTACGAGCAGGAGTGGAAAGCCTGGGTTCAGCTGGAAAAGGCGGGGCTGTCCTTGACCGGCGTGGAGCAGATGGTGCGTGACCTGCGGGATGCGGTGCGGCGCTATCAGGACGAGGTGGCCGATGCCGCTATGGCGGCGCGGAGTGTGAGAGATGCGGAGGAGTGGGGTCATGAATGACTATCATTTTTCAGCGGAATTGGCGAAGCGGTATGGTCTGGATGAGGCCATCATGCTGCACCATTTTGCCTACTGGGTGCAGAAGAACACCATTGATGGGCGCAATATTCACGATGGACGAGCCTGGTCTTACAGCACACAAGATGCGCTGGCAGAGTGGTTTCCTTTTTGGAGCCGACGTCAGATTCAGCGCATCTTGAAGAGCCTGGAGGAGCAATCAGCGGTCATAAAAGGCCAGTTTAATGGCAACCGGATGAACCGTACCATGTGGTATTCTGTTGTTGACAGCGTCCTGGATTACTATGACATCCGCAAGCCTGATTGCATGGAGTCCGATGAGGAATTGGACGAAACGGTGCAATGCATAGCACCAAACCGTGCTATGCATAGTACGGAACTGTGCGGTGCAGAGCACGAAACGGTGCCATGTAATATAAGTAACAAAGAAAGAAATAGCAGAAAGAGAAATAGCACACACTCTGCCGGTGCGGGCGTCAGCCAGCGCGACCAGTTCGACCAGTTCTGGGCGGCCTACCCTCGGAAGGAGGGCAAGAAGAAAGCCTGGGAGACGTGGCAGAAGCTCGACCCTGACCCGGCGTTGTTTGCGGCGATCCTGTCCGGTCTGGACGCACACATCCGCAGTGAGCAGTGGCGGCGCGGGGTCATCCCGCACCCGACCACCTGGCTCAACGGCGAACGGTGGGAGGACGAGCTGACACCGCCGCCGTCTCCGGACAGAGGACGGGTGGAGGAAGGAGGCTGTGAATATGTCTGAGTATTTTGCGCAAGAGCAGTGGGTGGCGGCACAGCAGTCAGTCATTGGCTCCATGCTGCTGGACAAGGGTTGGGTGCCGGAGGTGCTGGCGCAGACCCGTGCGGAGGATTACACCCAGCCCTATCGGGCGCTGTACTTAGCCATCCAGCAGCTGACCCAGGAGGGCACCGCTATCGATGCGGTGACGGTGCTCCATGCGCTGGACGGAGACGCCGCCGAAAACCGGAAGCTGGTGCTGGACTTGCTGGACTTGACGCCTACGGCGGCCAACTGCAAGGCGTACATGGACATCCTGCTGGAACAGGCTCAGCTCAGCCGCTTGCGGGGGCTGGGGTTGGCGCTGGCGGAGTGCCAGACCAGTGACGCCGCCAGGGAGGCAGCGGCTAGTATTTCCGAGGCGTTGGCGGTGCGGAGCAGCCAGGAGACGTTCACCCAGCAGGATTTGCTGGGGCGGTTCTATGAGCGGCACGACACGAAAAAGCCGGTGCGCTATCTGCCCTGGGGCATCAAGAAGCTGGATATGCGCTTGTATGCGGAGCTGGGGGATTTCGTGATTTTGGGCGGCTATCCCAGTGATGGCAAGACCGCCTTGGCACTGTCCTTCGCCTGGGCACAGAGTGAGCAGTATCGGGTGGGGTTCTTCAGCCTGGAGACCAGGCCGGACAAGCTGTTCGACCGGCAGATGTCCATGGTGTGCGGTCTGCCTATGGAGCGCATCAAGCGGCACCAGCTCAGCGATGAGGATTGGCAGACAATGGCTCACAGCGGACAGACGGTGTATGACCGGCACCTGGATATTTTGCCTGCGGCAGGCCGGACGGCGGCGGAGGTGATGAACCTGGCCAAGGCGAAAAACTATCAGATTATCTACATCGACTACATCCAGCTCTTGAAGGCGGAGAACCCCAGGGCGACCCGCTATGAGCAGGTGTCCCAGACCTCCATGATCCTGCACACCCTGGCCAATCAGTACGGCATCACCGTGGTGGGGCTGTCCCAGCTGTCCCGACCGGCCAAGGATCGGGCGCAGGTGAAGCCCTCCATGTCCGACCTGCGGGAGTCTGGGCAGCTGGAGCAGGACGCGGATATTGTGCTGCTGCTCTACCGGCTGTATCCCAACGACGGGTCGAAGCCCGATCGGGATTTGAAAATCGCCAAGAATAAGGAGGGCGAGGCGCTGAAGATCATCGCCCTGGACTTTGACGGCCAGACCCAGCGGTTCAGCCAGCGGCAGGAGCACAAGCCGCTGCGGGAACGAGTCGAGGAGGCTGGGGAGGAGCTGCGGTGGGAGGCCAGTCAAGTTAGCATGGATGAGGAGTGTCCGTTTGAAGGGAGGACGTAAGATGGAACTGTGGGAAGTGATCGCCTTCTTCCAGGATAGACTGCACACTGCGGAAGCAATGGAATCCTGGTGCAGCATGAAGGAGGACGAGGACGATGGCCTGATGGCTGCCTGGGCGAAAGCACGGGAGGCGTATCGGGTCGCACTAGGCGTGTTGAAGGAGAGAGTAGAATGGGATACCTAAAGATGCAGGGCGGGGAGTGGCTGGTGACGGGGCGCTGCTCCGAGCCAAAGTACCAGCGGGTAGGGAAGGATGCCACGCCACGTTGCTACGTGGGCATTGCTGCGGGGAAGCACCCCACTGAGGTGGACGACAAGGGCAACCCCAAGACCATCTGGATCAATGTCACCGCCTGGCGAGGTCAGGCGGACGTCTTGGGCAAAGCCCGGCGGGGCGATGGCGTCCTGGTGGTTGGCTCCATGTACGAGGATGAGTACAACGGACAGACGTACAAGGGCGTCAATGCCAGCGTGGTGCTCCTGTCCCAGGCGGGACTGCTTGGTGGGAATAGCGCTGCGCCCAGCCAGCTGCCAGCGATGACGGAGCTGGAGGGGGAGGATGGTGAGCTGCCATTTTGAACCGGAGACATCAGCGTTGTCTGGAGGGCTGCCATGAGTCAGATCCTCAAGGTGGTTGAGAGCAGGAACGAGGTACAGGCTATCCTGTACACCAATCTGCGTATCAATGAGGGGGACAACCTGGAGGTCAAGCGGCAGAAGCGGGCCATCCAGGTGTCCGTCTCTCGGTATCTGAAATCCAAGCGGCGGTGTATGGAGGCGCTGATCCAGAACAACTTCACGCGGCAGGATTACTATTGTACCCTGACCTTCACGGAAGAAAGGCTTCCGCCAGAAAAGGTGAAGGCGGATGCTCGGTTTGCTTACTTCCTGCGGCTGCTGCGGGAGCGAGGGTGCCGTGATATACATTACTTAAAAGTGCTGGAGCACAAGCATGGGGACGCTCGGTTCCACTTCCATGTGGTGCTGCGTGGGGTGGGCGTGACCGCTCCGGCCATCCGGACGGCGTGGGGGAACACCTACGGCCATGCGGTGGTGTCCCGGCTCCGGCCTTGGGATGTGCCGGGGCTGGCCAAGTATCTCTCGAAGGAAGTCCCTGACCTGGTGAACAAGCGGAGTTATTCCCGCAGCAGGCCGCCGAACCAGTTGACTGACCCGGTCATCACCCGGGAATGGGTGCCGGATGACTACCAACTAGTGGTGCCGTGGGGCTGCCGGGTGATTGAGCGGATGCCGCTGTGTGAGAACGTCTATGGTACGGTGTCCGCTCTGTCCTGGCTGACGCCTGCGGCATGGCGGCGCTGACAATTTCATAAAACCTTAGGATTAAAAATCTTGAAATCATAAGGGAATTAGAAAGAAAGGAGCAGAAACGCATTGAAAAAGTTCCCAAGCTGTGATACAATCAAAATAGAAAACAGCCGGGCGATCTGTCCCATCTGCGGCGGCAAGCTGCCGGGGGAGTATCCGCCAGGTTGCAGCGTGGACGGCGTGGTGCTGTCCTGCAAGCGTTGCCACAAGAAAATCCAAGTCCATATCGTAGCGACCCGCGACCAAGCGTCCAGCGTCCAGTAGTTTCAACGAGAGTTGAAGCCGCTGGGCGCTTTTTGTTTTGCCTGGAGGTGATAGCCCAGGACGGCAGAGGGGCACGGATGGGCTGGCGCACGGAGGTGAGACAAGATGGCGAAGGAATGGGCGCGGAAGTTTTATCGCAGCGTGGCGTGGCGGACGCTGCGGGCGGAGGTGCTGCATCGGGATCTGTACAGCTGCGAGGAGTGCGGGGGGCAGGGCGACCGAGGTGCATCACGCCATCCCGCTGACGCCGGAGAACATTGGAGACCCAGCGGTGACGCTGAATCCGGCGCTGCTGCACAGTCTGTGCCACGACTGCCACGCAGCCATCACGCTGGGGCGGGCGGACTGTGCGGACGGGTTTTTCTTCGACGCCGACGGCCAGCTGACCCCCCGGGAGGGGTAGTCGCCTGGGGGCGGACAAGAGAACCGAGAAGCGCTCTCAAGTTAACACGCAAGACCACGCCATAAGGGGGGGTAAGACGCTATGGCAAGCACGAAAACGGGCAAGTACGGGGCCTATCAGGAGATCTTCAACAAAGTTGACCACAGCAGACAGGCAGTGGCGGAGAAGTACATTGCCGAGCTGAAATTCATGGAAACTCAGTTGCGAAAACTCAAGCAAACCATCCGAAAAGAGGGCGCTGTGGACGAATTTCAGCAGGGAAAACAGTCCATGATGCGGGAAAGTCCGGCTATGAAAGCCTACTGCTCCCTGGTGCAGCGCTACGGCGACATGGGCAAAAAGCTGGCGGACTTGCTGCCGGACAAGAAGGACATGGCACGCTCCGCCGCCGGGGAAAAGCTGGCCAGCTTCCTGGAGAAGGGCAAGTGATCCCATGGCCGTGAACTACGTCCGCCAGTATGTGCGTGCCATCCGGGCGGGGACGGTGACGGTGTCCGAGCCGGTGCGGCAGGTGTATGAGCGCCTGGATGCAGAAGCGGCAGACAAATCCTGCCCCTACCGGTTCAGCGCCAAGCTGGGCGACCACGCCATCCGGTTCATCGAGACCTTCTGCCGTCACTACGAGGGGGAGCACGCCGGGCAGCTGGTCAAGCTGGAGCTGTGGGAGAAGGCGTTCATACAGACCCTCTTTGGGTGGGTGGACAAAAAGACCAGGCTGCGGCGGTTCCGGGAGTTCTTCCTGCTGGTGGCGCGGAAGAACGGCAAGAGCTTTTTGTCCGCCTGCATCATGGTCTATATGCTGGTGGCGGATGGGGAGGCGGGTGCACAGTGCGTGTCCATTGCCACCAAGTATGACCAGGCGGCCATCGTCTACAAGACTGCCCGGAAGATCATCGAGCAGGACGCGGATTTGTCCGCCCTGGTGGTGCCTATCATCGGCGGGATGGAGTTCAAGCTGACCAACAGCACCATGAAGGCGCTGGCGTCCAAGTCCAAGACCTTGGACGGGCTGAACCTACACTACTGCTCCTGTGATGAGCTTCACGCCCAGGAGGATCGCAACCTGTACGACGTGACCAAGCAGGGCATGAAGGCGCGGAAGCAGCCCATCTTTGGCACCATCACCACGGCCGGGTTCGCCCGGGAGGGGATCTACGATGACCTGTTCGAATACGCCCTCTCGGTGGCCAAGGGGACGGTGGCGGACGCCCATCTGCTGCCGGTGCTGTACACCCTGGATGATCGGGCGGAGTGGACCGACCCGGACGCCTGGGCGAAGGCCAACCCCGGTCTGGGCACCATCAAGAGCCGCCAGCAGCTGGCGGACGATGTGGAGCGTGCCAAGCATGACCCGTCCTGTCTGCCGTCCCTGTTGGTCAAGGATTTCAATATCCAAGAAAATTCCGCGGCCAGCTGGCTGCCCTGGGCGGTGCTGAAAAATGAGACGGTGGCGGAGGCGGACTATCTGAACCACACCTATGCCATCGGCGGCTGTGACCTGTCCGCCACCACCGACCTGACCTGTGCAACGCTGCTCATACGGCGGCCGGAGGATCCGCAGTTCTACGTCTTGCAGCAGTATTTTTTGCCGAAAGCGAGAGTGGAGCAGGTGGAACACCAGGGGCGCAAGGAAGCACCCTATCGGTTGTGGGCGCAGCAGGGGTGGCTGACGTTGTGCGACGGAGCCACGGTGGACTACAACGACGTGACCGAGTGGTTTGTGTCCATGGTACAGGAGCGGGACATCCGCCCGCTGTGGGTGTGCTATGACGCCGCCCTGTCCGGGTACTGGGTGCCCCAGATGACCGACATGGGGTTTGAGATGGAGCGCATCCGGCAGGGGCCGGTGACCTGGACGTACCCCATGAAGCGGATGAAGGGGCTGTTTGAAGACCACCGCATCGTGTATCAGAACAACCCCATCCTGCGCTGGTGCCTGTCCAACACGGCGGCCAAATCCAGCAATCAGCGGGGCATCGACTCCATCCAGCCGGAGAAGATCACCGCCAACCGGCGGATTGACGGCACGGTGTCCCTGCTCAACGCCATGACCGGCTACTACAACCACGAGGATGAATTTTTAGCGTATTTGAGGTGATGAGATGGGAGTATTCAGCGCCCTGTTCGGGCGCTTCCGACCCAAGATGAAACTCTATTTCGGCCTGGGCGGCAGCTCGCCGGGCTGGAACCGAGATGTGTACGAACAGGAGACGGTGCGAGCCATCATCGACTGTATCGCCAGCCATGCGGCCAAGGCGGAGGCGCTCCATGTGGTCATGGATCACAATGGTCGGGTGAAGAAGATCAAGCGGGACAGCCCCTATGCTAAGCTGCTCAACCAGCGTCCCAACAGCCTGATGAGCGGCTACGACCTGAAATACAAGCTGGTGGCCCAGCTGGAGGACAAGACCACGGCGCTGGCCTACATCAAATGGGAGGACACCACGCCGGTGGCCATCATCCCCATCTCCTATCAGCAGTTCACCTTTGGGGAGATCGCAGGCGGTGGGTATGCGGTGATGTTCACCGACGACACCGATGGGCGGGAATATACCCTGAACGTGGAGGATGTGGTCATCCTGCGCAAGTTTTACAACCGGCGCACCCTGGCGGGGGACGGCAACCAGCCCATCTACAACACCCTGGCCATGGTGCGAGCCAGCGACGAAGGGTTGACGGAGGCGCTGACGGTGGCCAACAAGGTGCGGGGGCTTTTGCGGCAAAAGAAGGCCATGCTGGCCAAGGATGACGTGCAGCGGAGCACGGATGACTTTGTGGAGCGCTTCGCCCGGGCGGCCAAGGAGGGCGGCATCGTGGGGGTGGACTCCATGGAGGATTTTACGCCCCTGAACGTAACGCCCTGGTCGGCCAATGCGGCGCAGATGCGGGAAATTCGGGCGAATCTGTTCTATTTTTGGAGGATGAACGAATCTATTTTGACCTCCAACTACAATAGCCAGCAGTTTCAGGCGTTTTATGAAAGCGTGCTGGAGCCCATCCTGACCCAGATGTCCCAGGCGTTCACCAACGCCTGTTTCAGCAGGCGGGAGCAGGAGTTTGGCAACCGTATCTTGTTCAGCTCGTCCGCTCTCATCTATGCATCCACGGCGGAGAAGGTGCAGCTGGTCAACGCCACGCGAGAGATCGGGTTGATGACCACCAACGAGCAGCGGGAGCTGTTCGGGCTGCCGCCGGTGGAGGATGGCGATGAGCGGGTGCTGTCGCTGAACTACATCAAGAATAGTGATATGTCCCAGTATCAGACGGGACAGGTGCCGACGGAGGGAGGTGAGGAGGATGCAGACTGACAGAATGACTCGGATGGAGCGGCTGTTCCAGGTGAACACCCGAGCGGTGGATGTGCCCGGCCAGGAGGCCGAGGAACAGGAGCTGTATGTGGAGGGTTACGCTGTGCGCTTTGACAGCCCAACTGTGCTCTTTGAGTACGGCGGGACGGAGTACAAGGAGCAGATCGACCGGCACGCCTTTGATGGGGCGCTGATGGAGGACGTGATCTTCAACTACAACCATGGCGGCAAAGTGCTGGCACGAACCCGCAACGACACGCTGTGGCTGACCGTGGACGACACGGGGGTGTTTGTCCGTGCCCGGCTGGACGGGACGGAGGAAGGGCGCAAGCTCTATGAGGAGATCGCAGGGGGCTACATCGACCGGATGTCCTTCGCTTTTACCGTCCGGGAGGAAGGCTATGACGAAGAATCTCACCTGTGGACCATCTACAAGGTCAAACGGCTCTACGACGTCAGCGCCGTGGACATCCCGGCCTATGATGACACCAGCATTGCGGCACGGCGTGCCGCTGTGGAGGACAGCCAGCGGGCGCATCAGGCGGCGCTGGCGCTGGACAAGTGCAAACTCAAGCTGAAATGCAAGCTGTAACCGAAAGGAGCAATATCATGTATCAGAAACGAATGGCAGAGATCGAAGCGCGGAAGGCGGAGATCGCTAAGGAGATCGCCCAGGCGGATGAGGCGCGCACCCAGGAGCTGGACGCCGAGGTGGACGGTCTGAATCAGGAGCTGACCATGCTGCGAGCGAAGCAGGCGGTGGCTGGTAAGGTGAAGCCGCTGCCGGACGGCGGCAAGCCGGTGGATGCAGACCTGGAAGCCCGTGCGGCGGAGATGAAAAACAGCGGCAAGATCACCCTGACCGCCCAGGAGGTGCGCCGTGGTCTGGTGGCGCCCATCCAGCGTGCCACCACCATTGCCACTGACTCCCTGGCCAAGCCCACCGGCGTGGGTCAGAACGTGGAAGGCACCTTCAACGTGGTGTCCTCCATCGTGGACGAGGTGCGGGTCATGGACTGCGAGGGCTGCGGGGAGTGGTCGGAGCCTTATGTGAGCGCCAATGCTGCCGCCGGTGCCCGCACCGATGGCACTGCCGCCACTGCCAGTGACCCCACCTTCCGGGTGGCTTCCATCAGGCCCAATCTGGTCAACGTGACCAGCTATGTGAGCAAGAACATCGAAAAGCTGACCCCGGTGAACTATGTGGCAAAGGTGCAGGAGATCGCCCTGGTGGCGCTCCGCGCCAAGGTGGGCGCGCTCATCGTCAACGGGGACGGCAGCAACTTCTATGGCATCAAGACCGCCACCAACACCAAGAGCGAGGCCATCTACGACACCCTGACCATGGCGCTGGACAGCTCCAAGAAGGGGGTCATTGACGAAAAGACCCTGCGGAAGATCGTCCTGTCCTATGGCGGCGATGAGAACGTAGGCGCTTCCGCCCGGCTGTACCTGAACAAGAGCGACCTGATCGCCTTCGGCGACGTCCGGGGCAGTGATAAGAAGCCGGTCTATGAGATCACTCCGGATGCGGGCAACCCTAACACCGGTATCATCAAGGACGGCGGCCTGGCGGTGCCCTACACCATCAACAGCAACCTGACCGCCCTGGCCGGTACTGCTCAGAGCAACACCGCTGTCACCAATACCATGGTCTACGGCGACCCCATGAACTACGAGCTGGGTCTGTTCGGCGATTATGTCATCGAAGTCTCCAAGGACTACAAATTCGCCGAAGGTCTGCTGACCGTCATGGGCGAGGTGCTGGCAGGGGGCAACCTCATCAAGCACAACGGCTTCCTGGTCTGCCAGATCGCCAAGGGCACTGCCTGATGGCGGTGGGCAGCGATTACCTGGCCAAGCTCCGCCGCGCCGTGCGGCGGAGCCAGAGCGATGAGGTGGATGCAGAATTATGCGACCTGATCGAGGAGTGCCGCAGGGATTTGACCTCGTTGGGGGTGCAGGCGGCCTGTGCGGAGGATGAATCCGACCCGCTGGTGCTGGGGACGGTGCGCTGCTTCGTCCGGTGGAAGTTCGGGCTGAGCAACGAGGATGCGGAGGCCAATCGGGAGGATTATATGCAGCTGCGAGACGAATTGCGAAAGAAGGAAGAATATGTTCTTTAGCGATAGAGTTACCCTGATTGCGGAGAAGTTGGGCTGGGATGACATTGGCAACACGGTGCCCGCCAATCCTGTGGAGACGGAGGTGTGGGCGGATGTGCGCTCCATCTCCCGTGCCGAGTTCGCTGCCGCCGGTGCGGCTGGCCTGAAGCCCTCCCTGATGGCGGTGGTACACGCCTGCGACTATGGCGGTCAGACCCGGCTGCGGTGGGAGGGGCTGACGTTGGAGGTGTACCGCACCTACCGGCGGGGGGACGTGGTGGAGCTGTACGCGACGGAGAAACGGGGGAAGGCAGATGGCTAAGGACATTGCGGCGGAGATCATGCAGGCATTGCACGACTACGCCGATATGGCAGTAGAGGAGATGCAGGAGATCGTGGAGGACACTGCCAAGGAGTGCCGGGATCAGATCCAGGCCACTGCGCCCGTCCGGACGGGCGCCTATGCCAAGAGTTGGACGGCGACCAAGGCGGAGACTACCTCCACCACAGTCTGCGTTACGGTGCGCTCCCGGGACCACTACCAGCTGACCCACCTGCTGGAGTTCGGCCACGCCAAGCGCAACGGCGGACGAGTGGCGGCGCGGCCTCACATCGCCGCTGCCAGAGATCAGGCGGAACAGAACCTGGAACGGAAGCTGAAGGAGACACTGGGCAAATGACCCCGAAGGAATTGCGGAACATCCTGCTGTCCGCCGGTATCCCGGTGGCCTATCGCCAGTTTGAGGAGGGCAACGCTCCGGCGCTGCCCTGGGCGGTGTACTACGCCACCCAGTCGGACAACTTTGCCGCTGACGGCGGGGTGTATGTGCCCGTCCAGGGGTATGCGGTGGAGCTGTACGCGGACAAGAAAGACCCCAGCCTGGAGGCCGCTGTGGAAGCGGTACTGAATCAGGCTGGGGTGTTCTGGCAGAAGGATGAGACCTACATTGAGAGTGAAAAAATGCACGAAGTGATCTATGAATTTGAGGTGTTAGCATGAACAAAGTGAAGTACAACTTGAAGAATGTCTACTATTCGCTGTTGACCGAGACGGTGGGCGACAGCGGCACGACCACATACAACTACGATGCGCCGGCGCCCATCCCCGGCGCGGTGAATCTGTCTCTGGACGAGGAGAGCTCTAACGACCCGTTCTACGCCGATGGCATCGTGTACTTCCGTGCCATCTCTAACAACGGTTACAGCGGTGACCTGGAAGTGGCGCTGCTGCCGGAGAAATTCCGGACGGATGTGCTGGGCGAGACCATGGACAAGGACAAGGTGCTGGTGGAGAAGACCAGCACGGCGGCCCCTCCTGCCTTTGCACTGCTGTTCGAGTTTGACGGGGATGAGAAGGCCATCCGGCACATCATGTATCACTGTACCGCCTCCCGTCCCTCCGTGTCTGGCAAGACCAAGGAGGAGAGTGTGGAACCGGAAACTGAAACTTTGTCCCTGACCTGTGATCCCCGCTCTGACGGTATCGTCAAGGCGCGTACCAGCGACACCACCACTTCTTCGGTCTACAGCGCCTGGTATACGACAGTGCATGAGCCGGACTTTACGGCCGGTTCCTAAGGAGGGGGAGGGATGAGCTATGGTAACGAAAACCATTGAGATCTGTGGCCAGCCGGTGCGCTTCTGCGCATCGGCGGCCACACCCCGTCTGTATCGACTGAAATTCAAGCGGGACATCTTTGCGGATATGCAGAAGCTGACCAAGGATTTTCAGGAGCGGACCACGGGCACGGATCTGGCGGTGGAGAGCCTGGAGATCTTCGAGAACGTGGCCTATATCATGGCCTTCCAGGCTGACCGGACGATTCCGGACACCATTGACGCGTGGCTTGACCAGTTCGAGATGTTCAGCATCTATGAGGTGCTGGGTGAGCTGGTGCAGCTGTGGGGGGACAACCTGTTCACCAGCGCAAACGCAAAAAAAAACAACCCCGCAGCAGCCGGGAGATGACCACGCCCCTGTACCTCCTGCGCTGCTGTGACATCGGCGTGCAGCTGGCTGACCTGGATCTGCTCACCATCGGGCTGGTCTACGATATGTGGACGGAGCGGGGCAATGACAGCGTGCAGTACGCCAGGACGGCGACGCAGGAGGACTTTGATAAGTTTTAGAATAGTTCTATATATTTACCGTAAGCGAAGTACGAGAATGTAGAATCATTTGACTTTGCGAGATGTAGCATTATTTAGATGTTTACCACAGTGGCCGATAATTACTTTATCCACAATAGATGGGTCATAAGCAAAATAGATTCGTACAGATTTAGGATCTTTATCATGATTGCCATTTTTGATATGGGGTTCAATGTTGATTTCTTTTCCGTTATATGTATCAACATACTGGCGCATCATTTTTGAATCAGCTCTAGTTGTTGGTCCAATTCCACGAGAGCATTCCCAACCCGTTTGATTCGTAAATTCTTTATATGCTTGAGCGGGGGTGGTGTGTAGCAAATCATATAGAACTGTTGCAATACAGTAAAAGGCTTCCCAAAGAAAGTCTGATTTGGTTATGCAATCTTCTAGAGAACGATAGGCTTTTTGTGTAAATGCAATCCTATCCGGAAATACCGTCTCAAAGTACCGGGCTATTTGTACTGGAGAAGATGGATATGTAGAAAGCGAGCGAATTCTTGTGTATGAATCTTCTAGGGTGCTAGATCGAGCAGCTCTTTCTTTCAAGGATTCCGCATGTTGTTTTTGATGGAATAGTTCTGTTTTGAGACGATCGATCTCGTCACGAGCTTCGGCTAATTTCTTTTCAGCAAACATTCGGCGATCTGACTCTGCTAAATACTCTGTATAAGCTTCGGTGACATCGGCATCGCTCTTTTTTTGAATTGCACTGAGTCGTCTTTTGCGTTCATCATTTTCAAACAACACTTGACAGCTTTCGAGTCTGAATAAGGTGTCATAGTAATGAACATCCTGCGCTAATGCCCTCCGAAACATTTCCAATACTTTTGCCTCACCTGTGTTGGAGATGTATTGGCTAGAAATGATTCTATGCTTATATTGATCAGAAGAATCGTTAAGATCAACATTCGGTCGGTATAGCCGTATAGCGCCACCAGTGCACGTATAGCGTGCATCCCCTAAATATAGCATTTCTGTGGAAAAGTCTAAGTTATCGGAATAATAGACAAGTCCATTTGCAGCAATACATTTAGCAAGGCACTCCGGTGAAATAGGCAGCATAACTACAGTTGGATCGATGGCATCTTTTTTAGGACTGATGTAGACAATCGGTATTTCTCGGTGCTTGTCAAAAATCGCTTTTTCAAAATTAGGAAAGTCGCCAGGATTCAACTTGATTGGGTCAGTTTTTAATACGGTATTTCCGATGCTACAAGTATATCGTGAGTCATTAAGAAGTCTACGCATTACATTGGGAAGTGAAATTCCTGGAGTAGGAATTAGTTCACCTATAAACCCCGCATAGTCACTATAAGTGACTACATAGGAGATGTCTGCGGAACCCGGCGCAGTAGATTGATAACCGATTTCTGTAACCCACTCTCTTGGCACAAATCCGCTTTTTGTTTCTGGATTTTCCTCGATTTTGCAGGCCCACGAAATGACGTTGGGATTATCAATATCCTCATGATACAGAGACTTTGCAAAGAAGCGATTGGATCTGTCTTCATCAAAAAGCTTACTACCTTTTTTGAAGCTTGTCCATTTAGGTAAGTCGGGATTAACTATAATGTGACCATTATTGTTGAGCTTATTTGTTATCCAGTGACGAATCTCAAGTATGAGATTCCATAAAAGATCAACATTTGAATCATCGCACGTAAGAGTGAACTTTGCTTTGTAAAACATTGTTGCGTTTAGATCTTGCATATGATTCCTCCTTATCCATATAAAGATTATACCAGAGTTCGACAAAAAGTCTATCAAAAGTTAGAAAGGGATGAAATGTATGGCAAATAGGATCAAGGGCATTACGATCGAACTCAACGGCGACGCCACCGGGTTACAGGATGCCCTGAAAGGGGTCAACGGCTCTCTGGGTAACACCCAGAAGGCGCTGTCCGATGTGACCAAGCTCCTGAAGCTTGACCCCAAGAACACGGCGCTGGTGGAGCAGAAGCAGAAGCTGCTGGCGGACGCCGTGGAGCAGACCCGCGAAAAGCTGGACGCGTTGGAATCTGCCCAGGAGCAGGTGCAGCAGGCGTTCGACAAGGGCGAGCTGGGCGATGACAAGTACCTGGCCTTCCGGCGGGAGCTGGAGGCCACCCGGGGTCAGCTGGGCAAGTACGAGACTGACCTGTCCAGCCTGGAGACCGAGCAGGAGCGGCTGGGGAGCAACACCCAGCGCCTGGAGAAGCTCTTTGCCGCCACGGGGCAATCGGTGGATGACTATGCCGATGTGCTGGGCAGCAGGCTCACCAGCGCCATCAAGGGCGGGTATGCCAGCGCGGATCAGTTGCAGAGTGCTTTTGGCAAGGTGGCACGCGCGGCTACCGGTGGCAAAGGGGACATCCGAGCGCTGGCGGATGCGGTGGACACCGTAGATGACGGGGATGCCATCCGGAATCTGATCCAGTCCCTGAAAGAGACGGGAGACGCTGCCGGAGACGCGGCGGACGGTGTGGAGCAGATCGCCCAGCTGACCAAAGGACAGGCGCTGATGCAGGCGGCGGACAGCTTGTCCGGCGTGGGGGAAAAGGTGCAGGAGATCGGCAGCAATGCCGTGGACGCCTACAACCAGACCCAAGGCGCTATGACCAAGGTCAATGCCTATTTTGGCGCCAGCGGAAAGGCGGCGGAGCAGTCCGCTGCCGTCATCCGGGACGTGTACGGCGCAGGCGTCGGGGATAGCATGGACAGCGTGGCCAATGCGGTCATCCTGGTCAAGAAGAACCTGGAGGGTCTGAGCAAGGCGGACATGACCCACATCGTAGAGCAGGCCATGTCGCTGGATGAGCTGTATGGCATCGACATGAATGAGACCCTTCGTGGCGTCAACAGCTTGATGAAGCAGTACGGCCTGACGGCGCAGGAGGCCATGGATTACATCGTCAAGGGCACCCAGAACGGTCTGGACAAGACCGATGAGCTGGGGGACAACCTGAGCGAATACGCCGGGAAGTTCAAACAGGCAGGGTATTCAGTATCGGAGTACTTCCAACTGCTGGACAACGGCCTGGGCGGCGGTGCGTACCAGCTGGATAAGGTCAACGACGCCATCAATGAGGTGACCAACCGGCTGGCGGACGGCACCATCGCGAAAGAGATCGGGCAGTTTTCCACGGGCACCCAGCAGGTGTTCCAGGACTGGAAGAACGGCGGAGCAACCCAGAAGCAGGTCATTGACTCCATCGTGTCCGACATCAGCAACACCACCAATCAGCAGAAGGCCCTGAACAAGGCGGCGCTGGCCTTTGGCACCATGGCCGAGGACGGCAGCCTGAAATTCATCACATCCCTGACCTCTGTGGGGGACACCTACCAAAAGGTAGGCGGTGCCGCACAGGGGATGTTCGACCAGACCACTACCCCGGCGCAGCAGATGGAATCCAACCTGCGCAAGGTGCAGGCGGCGCTGGAGCCGCTGGGCGAGACTCTGATGGAGCTGGCCAACACCGTGCTGACGCCTGTGGCGGATGGCCTGGCCAAGGTGGCCGAGTGGTTCGGCAGCTTGCCCCAGCCGATGCAGGACTTCGCCGTGGTGCTGGGTGCATTGGCGGCGGCCTTCGTGGTGCTGGCTCCGCTGGTGGCCGGTATCGTGACCGCAGTTGGACTCTTTAAGGCGGCGCTGCTGCCTGTGCTGGGGCCGGTGGCGGCCATCGCTGCCGGGATTGCCCTAGTTGTTGCTGTCGTCAAAAACTGGGGAGCTATCATGGAGTGGGGCAAGGGGATCATCGGCGCTGCTGTGGACGCGGTCGGTGAGAAGATCGCCCAGCTCAAGGAATGGTTCGCCGGTGTCTGGGCGGCTATCCAGGACGCCGCAGGCGGCGTGGCGGACGCGGTGGGCGGTGCCATCAGTGCGGTCATCACGACGGTGGAGGACGTGTTCACCACGGTCAGGGACACGGTGGTGGGCGCTTGGGACGCTGTCATTGACGCCGTGTCCACTGCCTGGGAGACCATCAAGAACGTGGTGCAGGTGGGGGTGCTGTTCATCGGCTCCATCCTGGACGCTGCGTTCCAGATCATCACGCTGCCCTGGCGCTTCCTCTGGGCCAACTGCGGGGAAACCATCCTGGCCATTTGGGAGGGCATCAAGACCACGGTGGCCAATGCCATCCAGGCGGTGGCGGACACCATCAGCACGGTGACCGGAGCCATCCGGGACTTCATCGTGCCCATCTGGACGGCCATCACCACGGCGGTCACCGGAGCCATGGATACCATCGGCGGCGTGGTCAGCAGTGTGTGGGACGCCGTCTACAGCAAGGTCAGCGCCGTGGTCACCACCATCGTCAGTGTGGTCTCCACTGTGTTCAACGGCATCAAGGGCGTGGCATCCACCGTGTGGACGGCCATCAAGACGGTGGTGGGCGGCGCTGTGGACGGGATCAAGACCAAGGTGACCAACATCTTTAACGCCGTGAAGGGCTTTGTCACCAACGTCTGGAACGGCATTAAGGCCACCATCACCGGAGCGGCCGAGGGGGCAAAGACCAAGGTGACGGGGGCGTTCGAAGGGGTGAAGAGCAAGGTGACCACCGTGTTCAACGGCATCAAGACCACGGCCACCACCGTTTGGAACGCTATCAAGAACGCCATTACAACGCCCATTGAGAAGGCCAAGGAAAAGGTGAAGAACGTCGTGGACGCCATCAAGGGCTTTTTCGCCGGGCTGAAGCTGAAGCTGCCGGACATCAAGCTGCCCCATTTCAAGATCAAGGGCAGTTTCAGTTTGAATCCGCCCAGCGTGCCCCACCTGTCCATTGACTGGTACAAGGAGGGCGGTATCTTCAACAACCCCAGCATCATCGGCGTCGGCGAAGCTGGCCCGGAAGCGGTCTTGCCCATCGAAAAGCTCGATCTCATGCTCACCAGCATGGCGGACAGCATTGTCAGCGGGGTGTCCACCCTCCTGCGGGCATCCTCTGTGGGGACAGGCGGGGACGTCCACCTGGACGTGTATCTGTACCCCAGCGGCCCCAAGATGGGGGAACAGATCGTGTCCACCTATGATATGTACAAACGGAGGTTAGGTGGATGATCGGGATCTACAACACCATCCAGCTCAACGGCGTGGAGCTGTTCCGTCCCAACGACTTTGCGCCCAAGCGGGAGGACATCTACGGGGCGGAGATCACCACGTGCAGCGGGAAGGTCATCGCCGATCGGGTGGGGTGGCGTTACGCAGACATGACCCTAAATTGGGACACCCTGCCCCAGGCTCAACTGGATGTGCTGCTGGCGGTGACGGGACAGGCGACGCTGGTGTTCACCGACGCCGACGGCGTCAGCCACACGGAACAGGTCATCCCTACCTCTCGGGTGTGGGTGGCCACCCGCTTCACGGGGTTGGACGGGAACCCGTGCTGGAAAGACGTATCCATGGGGGTGAGATTTGTCAATGCCCACCATTAACGCAGAAAATGCCAAGAACATCCGCACGCCCTTCGAGGTGCATTGCGGCCTGTCCAAGCTCACCGATGAGGTGCTGAGCTTCTCCGGCAGCGGGGCGAAGGTGATGGGGAATCTCCAGACCAACACGAGCCTGCGCAAGCTGGCGGACTTGTCCGGCGGCGGGTTCCCGCTGGACGGGTTCTGTGAGTCCTACGACCTGGCCACCATGGCGGACGGGGCTGGGATGCGCAGTCAGGTAGGGGGCGGGCTGGTGCTGACGGTGGCTTGTGCCACGGTCATTCCGGCCATCACTATCCGAGGACGGGGCACTGGGGTCATCCAGGATGGGACGACTACCTACGATTTTCGGGATGGCCTGGTGTTCCCCATCAACGCCAAGACCAAGACGTTGACCATCACCAACAGCGACCCTGCCGCCCGATTGGAGATCGAGAGTGTTCATCCGGGGGTGGAATTTGCATTTGACAACGACAGTCTGGTGTCCTGCACGGTGTCTCTCCGCAGTGATCTGTCGTTGACCAAGCCCACCTGGAAAGGCTCCGAGATTGAGATCAACGCCTACTGGCCCGATGACGTGGCTGAGGTGGTCAGTAGCATGGGGGACGGCTCCCGTATCTGGTATTATGCCGGGTACACCGGCGACCGGTCGGAGCCCCGGTACTTCTATCTGGCTGAAAAGGCGTCTCAGAAGGATCATGTGCTGACCATCAAGGGGGAGGACGCCTCCAGTGCGCTGGATCGGGAGTGTCCGGCGGAAGTGCTGCGCATTACCTCCCGGTCGGCGGCACGGGGGCTGTATCGGCAGCTGGAGCAGTACGTCACCGGCTCCGGTATCCAGCTGCGGCACAAGGAATCCATCCCTGCCCTCATCGGCGCCAGCACCGTCAAGAGCACCCTGCTGGTGCAGCAGGGCAACGCCCGGAGCCTGGTGGCGGCGGTCATGTCGTTGGCGCACGTTGACCTGACAGCGGTGGGCGGCGGGCAGTTTTGGCCAGTGTATGTGGATGCTGGTATCCCCACCCTCCGCCACAGCAAGCCCACGGCCAAGTGGGACATCTATGAGGAGGACTGCGGCAGCGTGGTGCGCTCCGCCGAGCGGAACATCCGGACGCTGAAACCGGACAAGGCGGACTACGGGCTGACCGCCACCTGTGCGGTGGGGAAGAAGGTGGAGGTGACCAAGTTTGACGGCTGCGTCAAAGGCAAGCGCACCACCAAGACCCTCAACGATGGGTTCTACGTGAACCTGACGGTGGACCCGGGCACGGTGGAGTGGCAGTCTGCCAACAAGCTCACCTTTATCCCTGGCCAGATGTGGAAGACCAAGAAGGTGACCAAGTACAAAAAGGTCAAGGGGAAGAAGGTCAAGTACACGGTGGAACAGAAGGTGAAGAAGGTGAACAAAGGGACAGTGAAGGTGTACGGCTACCAGGTCACTCCCACCCGGCTGGCCAAGACCCAGAGCGTGAAGCGTCCGGGGGTGACGGAGGAGACACAGGTGCTGGTGTATGGCCAGCTGAAAGCGGCGGATGCGCTGGTGTTCCCCAACTATGGTTGTGTCCTGGGCCGTTCCAACCTGACCGGCAGCTTTGCGTGGAAGGGCGATCCCCGGATGCAGCCTCGGGACGTGTTCACTTTCCACCGTCTGGACGGCACCACGGAGCTTTGCACCATCGAAAGCATCACCCTGAAGCACCAGGGCGGCGGCACGTCCGCTGACATCACCTATCGGAAAGGAGTGGTCTGATGGCTTGGACAGAGCCGGTGACCGACCGGGTGGGCGGCGCTTACATGACTGCGACAGACTGCAACCGCATCACGGGCAACCTGCGCTATCTGGACAGCAGTGCCGCCCTTCCGGCGGACGTGACCGAGGAGGACATCCTCACCGACTGGATGGACAAGGTGCTGGGCGTCCTCCGTGGGCTGTGCCTGACCCTGGGCGTGCCGGTGGGGGCGCTGGATGGGGCGTGGACGTACAGCAATATCAATCACATAGAGACGCTCATCCTGGCCTGCAAGGACAAGGTGGACCTGCTCCAGCGGCAGGCGGCGCTGACGGTGTATGCTGGAGACGGCTACTGTGGCCAGGGCGATTATTATGTAGGAGGTTTTTGAGATGGCATTTGTGGATCGGGTGGTGGAACACCCCAACCGGTGGAAGCTGGTCAATGTGGATGACCCCACCGACGTGAAGATCTATGACGTGACCCGGGAGGAGGGGGAGGTCACCAACCCGGGTACACCGTTGAACGCGGAGAACCTGAACGGTGAGATCCAGGCGGCGGCAGCGGCGGTGATGGAGGACTTCGACATTGACGCCAACGGCAACGTGCGGGTGCAGAACATCCAGTGCGGTGCGGCTAAGGTGACCATCAAGAAGGCCAACACCACCTATACCAAGTCGGTGACCTTCGCCCAGCCCTTTACGGCGGTGCCTAGGGTGGTGGCAACGGCAGTCTCGTCCACGCCGGAAAAGGTGAATTTGAGCGTGAAGGATGTGACCACCGCTGGCTTCTCCCTATACATGAACCGGACGACAGCGACCAACACGACAGTGAATTGGATCGCCATGATTTGAGGTGAGGAGATGGTATTTACTCTGAAAACGGGCGTGTACCTGCACACGGCATACGCCCAGGCGTCTGATGGCAGTGTGGGCTTCTCCACGACCAGCGCCACGGACGCTGCCTATCTGGGGCAGTACACCGACGCCAGCGCCACCGACGCCACCGACCCCAGCCGGTACACCTGGACGCCCATCGACCTGGGTGCGGGGGCGGAGCTGGTGGAAGCGGATGAGGCAGAGGTGGACGATGGGACGGATGGCCTCATCGACTTGCTCAACCGAGATCTGTACGACACCGGTCAGTTCGCTCCGGACACCCAGGCCACCGGTGACCGGAAGGTGCAGACCTACTTCCAAGCGGAGGAGCCAGACCCAGAGGAATATGTGTTCGGGGTGGGCGACCTCTGGCAGGACACCGATGACGGGAACCACCTGTACCGGTGGAACGGTACGGCATGGGTGGATGCCCAGGATGGGGGGATTGGCGCGGCGACGGAGCTGGCGCAGGCGGTGCAAGAAGTGCTGAATGGGCTGACGGTAGTGGATGCCAACGGTGTGACCAAGGTCAACGGCGGGCGTATCGACACGGATACCCTCTTTGCCCAGGACATCACCGCCACCGGCACCATCACCGGCGCCCAACTCATCGGTGCGATCTTGAGCGGCAACGCCATTGACATCCAGGCGGTCATTGACGCGACCAGCATCGGGTTAAAGACGGAGCTGGTGGACAACAGCTATTGTCTGGTGCTCAGTGCTGCTGGAGGGACGACCAAGAGCAGCATTACCCTGTC